ACAGTATATCCTGCATTAGAAGAGTCACCAGGTAAAGAAGGTTGGATATGGTTATCAGGAACTATTGTACACTATGACGCTTTCTTACAAAATATACACGACGGTTTTTTACAATCACAAAAAGATAAGAAAAAATATCCTTGGGACGTTACATTTATTAGAGCTATAGAAGACGGTAAGGCAGTATGGAAAGAACAGTTCCCATTATCTAAATTAAAACAAAAAAGACAAGAGTTTATAGAAGCAGGTAAAATTGATAAGTTTGCACAAGAATATTTAAATGACGCTAGAGATGTAGCTAGTGCTACGTTTCAAATGGATAAAATACAAAATCATAACTACGAGTTTGTAAACAATAATGGATTTGCTTGTTTAAGAAATGATACTGAGTTAATACCAATAAATGTATATATGGGAGTTGACTTAGCACATACAGCTACTACATCATCTGACTATCAAGTAATAATGGTTATGGGTATAGACGCTAATAAAAATAGATATGTAATTGATTATTACCACGATAAGATACCAGCTTTTGATATGCCAAAGAAAATTATGGAATATGCTAAGAAGTATGTACCAATTAAGAGATGTGCTGTTGAAACAGTAGGTGCTCAAGAAATGGTTAGAGATATGGTAGAACGTATGGCTACATCTGAAAGAAGACTATTACCAGGTATAAACAAAGGTGTTAGACCACCACACGGTATTAAAAAAGAAGATAGATTAGAAATGTCTTTAGGTAGTATAGTAAATAGTAAGAAACTTTTTGTAAGAAAAGAACATACAGAAATAGTAGATGAATTGTTTCAATTTCCAAAAGGTAGACACGACGATTTACTTGACGGACTATATTATGCAGACTTCTTTGCTAAAGCACCAAGAAGTAAAAGTATGGAACTATATGATGAAAATGCACCAGACAGTTTAGTAAAATCTGCTAGAAGACAAATTAATTGGGTAACTGGATTAAAAATATGAGATTTCGGGCAATAAAGGGTGTTAACTTTTTCAGGACTATGTATAGTATAACAGAATATATTAGCTACTTAAAAAGAGTAGAAGGTTATGCAAACAAGGTAGGAGATAAATTTTTTCCATACGATTCACCAGAAGGTGGATTAAAAACTATAGGGTATGGATATAAAATAAAAACTCTTGAAGAACAAAACACTTTAGAGAAGACAGGATTTTCTCTACTGGAAGTTGAGTCTGTACTAGAAGAAGAGGCTGAAAAATCTTACCGAGGTGCTCAAAAATTTTGTGAGCAAAAAAATATAGATTGGGAGTCAATAGATTTAAGATTACAGTTTGCATTAGCAGACTATGTTTTTAATGTAGGTAGTCTTAGAAAATTTCCAACTACTGTTAGATGTTTAGCAACAGGAGATGTTAAGGGTGCTGTAGCAGATGATAAAGGTAGACCAGGTTTTAAAGAGTACGAAAGAGTATATAGAGATACTAACGGAACAAGAAAACCTTTAGGACGTAACAAAGAATTTTATAAAGAGTTTTTAAAACCATATTTGACTTAGGAGATATTATGGCTAAACAAGATAGATTGAGACTACTAAGAAAGATGTATGAAAAAGCAGATAAGAAACGCAGAGAAATTTCAGATAGATTTAACTTAGATAGAGAAAATTTTAAAATAGATAGATATAATATTCAAAATAAAACAAACATACCTAAACCTTTTGGCGGTAAAAATGAAACTGATTTAAAAATGAAAGCTATGATGAAGAAATATAAAGAGCAATTAAAAGCAAAAGGAAATAATTAGTGGCTATTAAAGAAGATAAAGCAGCAAGACTTAATAGAGAAATCTTTAGAAACTATGCTGATGCCAGAAAAGACTGGGACATAAGTGCTAGAGAAGGTATAGATTTTACTCTTGGTAATCATTTTACTTCAGAAGAGTCAGAAACATTACAGTCAATAGGACAAGCAGATTTTACAATAGATAGAATATATGCAGCGATAGATAAGTTAAAATCTTTAATGACATCTAGACCTGTGCAGTATGGGATTACAGCACGAGAAGATTCAGACGTTAAATTAGCATCTGTCTGGAAAACATTGTTAGAATATATATTCGATATATCAGACGGGCAGCATCACTTTAAACAAGCGGTACACGATTACGCAACTACTGGGTTAGGTTATTTTTATGCGTACATAGAACCAGAAGCTGACTATGGAAGAGGAGAGGTAATGTTTACACATTTAAATCCTTTCAGGGTTTATGTTGACCCTGCTTCTAGAGACAGATATTTTAAAGATGCTGCAAGTATTATTATGTCTACTATTCTTACAGAAGAACAATTAATAAATCTTTATCCTGATGTAGAACAATACCTAGGTGAGATAGAAACTTTTAGTCAACAAGATGTTTATGATGACTTTCCTAATTCACAACAACAAAATACTACATCAGTATTCACACCAGCTGAAGTAGATTCAAAGAATTATGATATATCATTAACTACTAGATATAGAATATTAGAACGTTTCAGTAAAGTAAAAGTACCATTTTTTAGAGTAGCTGATGCTATAGAAGAAAAAGAAGTATTGATGAACGCTGAAACATTTTCAACATTTATGCAAGAGAATCAAGATAAATTTAATTCTAATCTATACACGTATGTTGAAATACCACAAACAAGAATTAAAGTAACAGCTTCTTTAGGTCAAATACTATTGTATGAAACTATATTAGAAACTGATACATACCCTATTATACCTATACCAAACATTTGGACAAATACACCTTACCCTAAATCAGATGTAAATAAAGTTAAAGATATGCAAAGACTTTTAAATAAACTATTTAGTTTAGCTTTAGCACACGCACAAACTGCAGCTGGTTTAAAACTTATGATACCTACTGGTAGTGTAGAAGATTTATCTCAAATAGAAAAAGATTGGGCTAACCCAAATGCAGTTATAGAGTATGACCCAACTTATGGTGAACCACATTTAGCACAACCACAACCTTTATCTGGTGAGTTTTATGCTTTAATTAATCAAGTAGAAAGATACATTGATTTAAATTTTGGTGTACCAGAACTATTACAAGGTTTTAAATCAGGAGCTACTGATAGTGTACGTGGTACTATGTTACTTGCACAAATGGGAGAAGGTAGAGGTGCTAGTAAACTAAGAGATATAGAAATGTCTTTACAACAATTAGGTAAAGTATTATATCAATTAGCAAAAGACCACTATAGTTTTGAGAAAAGTTTTAGAATAGTACAACCAAACAATGATGTTACAGAGTTTACTGTTAACAACAGGTTGTATGATGACAAGAGTCAACAATTAATTTCAATTAAAAATGATATTACATCAGGACAATTTGATATAAGAATAGTAGCTGGTTCTACTATGCCGTCAAATAAATATGCTGAATATCAAATGTATATGGAAGCTTATCAGCTTGGTCTTATAGACAAGGTAGAAGCTCTTAAGAAAACAGAAATATACGATAAAGAAGGAGTACTTCAACGTACAGGAGAAGTACAGAAACTTCAAAGTATTATCAGTCAATTACAAGACCAGATAAAAAATCTTAGTGGAAACCTACAAACTGCTCAAAGAGAGTCTGTTACAGATAGAAAACGTGTGGAGGTTGAGAAGTTCAAATCGAAACTTAACACAAGCCGTTCGAGTATAGATTCACAAATGAAGGTAGACGCTGAGAAACTTAAACAACAACAGGTACAGTCCAACAGTTTGGAAGCATTTGATATTGGTGCATTTGCACCGTCCAGTGATTCGGAAACAAACTAGGAATATCTGAGAGGAGTTACAAATGGCAGATGTGCAAGAAAAAATACAAGAAAGAACTTTAGAAGGTTCAGAAACTTCTGAAAATAATAACTTAAGTGAGCCAGAGATTCAACAGGATTTGAGTTCAGACGACCCAAATGAGGTTCGTAAATTCCAGTCTATGTATGATAAAGCCGAGGCTGAGTTAGGCAAATTGAGACCAGTAGCAAAGCTATTTCAGGATAATCCTGACCTGGTTGACGTTGTTAGAAACCACTTAACAGGAGATAAAGGACAAGATAAAGAGCAAATTAGTATCAAACAAGAGGACTTTAATCCTTGGGACGCATATACTAATCCTAATTCTGATTCTTACAAAGTAAGACAGAAAGAGATTGATAGTGCAGTTGATGACAAAATGAAATCATATATGGGTAGGTTAGATAGGCAACGTCAAGTTGACACTTTAACTTATCAAGTGCAAGGCGATTATAAATTAAATAATAGCGAAGCACGTGAGTTCGTTGATTTTGTTACACAACCCAAAGAGAATCTTCCGTTAGATACGCTATTCCAAGTATGGAAAGGAAACAATCCAGCTAATATGAAAGCTAGAGAAAATGTTGAAAATGTAAAGAAGAGTTTAGGTAAACCTAAATCTGCTGGTCTTATACAAGGTGGAGAACCTCGTAAGCCAGATGCACAAGAAGACTATTTC